TGGAAATCATGATTTGTGGCTTGAGGGTTGGCTGCCCAAGCTTTGCAGGTACTTTATGGTTTCGAAATCCATAATTCCTCTGTCTAATCCCTCCTGGTTGTAGGAAGGGATAAAGCCCTTTATCGCCTTACTCTCCTCATAAATATGTGGTAAACTGGAGAAGAATTCAGGATCAGCAAGTCCTAATTTGAACTTGTCACCTTTGATAAAGTAATTTACTAGATCATGAAAATAAGGAAGATTCTTGCAATTTTCCAATATCATAATCCATCGGAGTATTTCCATCTTGCCACTCCATTTTCGAGGGTCATGAAACCTCTCGGGGAACATCGCAGTATTCAATGCCAAAATACTGGGATACATACCTAATACAATTCCCTTATTGGGGATTTCTGTGTCAAAGAATCGTTGTAGGTACACTATTGTTTTAGTATCTATTCGCTGTTTCGATGGTTCTACTACAAGACCTATAGAACTAGAAACTTTACTAAGTACATCTGCTATCCTAGCTTTTGCGATTTCAGTAGTTTCCGAATCTACCAATGATAAAGCTAAATCATCTCCTAGTCCTTGAACTCCTTGGACTTTAAATTGTTCATCGTACAACTTCGAAATATAGAGTGATACCAAACTCTCTATAAAATTTGTAAATCCAGAACCGGATGGTATGCCATGTTTTCCTGTTATTAATTTATCTAAATTAATCATAACAGGGGCGGTTAGGACATGGTCTAATATTTTCCTAAATTCATCCCGATAAGATGCTTGAAACACAGGAGAACATATATCATATACTATTTGTATGTGTGTTTCATTAATATACTTGTCCATAGACGTGTAGTCTTGTTGGATGAATAAGTCGCCATCAAAGAAAGATTGTTGCTTGAAACCTAGTTCAACATCATCAAATCCTTCCCATGCAGAGAAATAAGTATTTCCTGAACTTCTTATAATCTCCATTAGCGGATATACATACGACTTTTCTTTTATAGTTAAACTAAACGGAGATATAAATATAAATCTACCTTTACCTCTTTGAGATCGAGATCCCAAGATATAAGCATAATTAAATGCTTGTCCAGATTTAGCATCTTTGATTGCACGAGAGATGACAGCAGGATCATTCTTCTTAGTGAAATCAGGGGCGCCTGAGTTGGTCAATAATTTATCGTCATATTTATCACGTGCTATGACGTTCTCAAGCTGTAATGGTCGCTTGTCACGATGGTCTGAAAAGATTTCCTTGCGAATTTCCGAACAGATACCCTCATCTATGACGAATTCTTCCTGTTTCGGAAGAGACCAATAATCTAGTAGAGATTTCATGCGTTCTTCGAGTGGTTCTAAGGCTCCTTGCGGCCCGACTTTAGATAATCTACTCTTCTCATAATCTACTAGATGACGGTAACTCGAATTTAGAGCGTAACGGTCTAGAACTTCTATCCAATTCGTGATGACCTCATTTGGTTGCTCTGACTTGAACAACGGGGTCCTTGGAGTAGCTGCTCGGCCTGAGCGTAGGTGCTCAAAGTAACCGGAGGCTACACCTTGAGCATCAGCAGAAAGCTGTTGATCTATTGCATCCTGCGATAACTTTATA